ACGTCCCCCACGCCGTGAGGATTGGCTGATGCAGGTACCCGTCATCTCTTCGGACGCCTACGAGGTCCGTCGCATCGAGCACACCCGCCTCCGTCGCCGCTTGCTCGAGGGGACGTGGGAGGAGGACCTCCACGACCGCCTCCAGATTCATCTCGGCACGGTTCGCAAGGCTGCCTCGGGGTACCCAGACATGAGCAGCAACATCTTTAGGCAGATAGCTCGATCCCTAAGTGCCCTATATGTGATGCCTCCGGACGTGACGCATCCGACGATCAACAACGCCGTGTTCCTATCGGAGACGATCTCACGCTCTGGTCTCTGGGCGACGATGAACCGCTTTCAGCAGCTGGTCGTCGGATGCCGTGAGTATTGGCAACGCGTGCACGTGAGCGCCGATGGTCGCCTGACGTTCCGTCCGGTGGCGCCCGACATGACCATCGCGCGGTCCTTCGCAGACCGTCCCGACTACCCGGTGTCGGTGCATGAGCTGCGCGAGCGCCTGGACGAGAAGGGAGAGACTCGGTGGACGTGGGACGTCCTCGACGTCTCAAACCCTGAGAACCCGATCTACGAGGTCCGCGCCTACATCGACGGCGGGAAGATGGGCGAGGACCTGAGCGCCATCTACCTTGGTGGCAACTACTCGGGCGCCGCCTACCCGTACCGTCGCAACGACGGACGCCCCATCCTCCCGTACGTCCTGTACCATGCAGAGCGCATCGGCGATCGTCTCTGGGACGCGTGGGAAGGCGTCGAGGTGGTTGAGGGTAGCCTCAACATCGCCGTGACCTACTCGATGCTCTTCCACGCCATCAAGGACTCGTCGTGGCCGCAACGGTACATCGTCGGCGCGGAACCGCAAGGCGGGACCATCCAGGGCGACGTCGCCTCGGCACGTCGCGAGGTCGTGAGCGACCCCGCTACGGTGCTCATGCTGCGCGCGGTCGATGAGCAGCAACCCGTCATCGGCCAGTGGCAGGCGGGGGCGGACGTGACCGCTTTGGAACAGACCATCGCGGCATGCGCCAACCGCCTCGCGCAGGACGCGGGCGTGTCTCCCGCCGACATCCAGCGCATGGGCGGGACGGCGCGTAGCGGGTACGCCATCGCCCTAAGCAACGAGTCTAAGCGGGACGCGCAACGCTCCTACGCACAGTCGTTCCGGGCCTCGGACGAGCAGCTCGTGATGACCGCGGCGATCTTGCTCAACCGCGTGACGAACACGAAGTACCCGGAAGGCGGATACTCGGTGCAGTATCGCTCCATCCCCCTCTCGGGCTCAGAGCTCGACGCGCGCCGCAAGCACGCGCTCGAACTGCTGGATGCTGGACTCATGACCCGCGTCGAAGCTCTGCGCCTGTTTGACGACTCGCTGACGGAGCAGGACGCCGCGGCGATGCTGGCTGAGATCGACACCATGAACAAGGCGCGCGAGCTCGAGCACGAAGCCGCTGAAGAGGCCGACGTCCAGGAGGAGGGCGACGCCCAGACCTCTGAGGAGGAGATGGCCCCGATCGCTGAGGAGCAGATGACCGCCGATACCGCAGCGCCTGCTGACAGTGTCGCCGCCGCCGCGACGGCAGCGGGTCAGCCCGCTAGCGCCGTGGCGTTGAATGGCGCACAGGTACAGGCCGCGCAGGGCATCATCACCTCGGTTGCGAAGGGCGAGCTACCCCGCGCGACTGGCGTGGAAATGCTCGTTCAGTTCTTCAACATGGACCCTGCCGCCGCGGATACTCTCATGGGTACGGTTGGCGGAAGTTTCGTCATCGCCACCCCGGAGACTCCGGTTGCCGGTAGTTAGCGAACGTCAGCGCCGCTACCTAGCGGCAACGCACCCGGACGTGTTGCGGCGCTTCCTCGAGGATGGGGCGCGCGTAGGGTTCCGTGCGCCGCCGGCAGTTGCTCGCGAGGCGAAGCGCGGCCTAGAACTGCGCACCAAGTTCAATCGAGGCGGGACGCCCATCGGGGCACGTCGCGCGACGCAGCTGGCCAACCGCTCCGTGGTCTCCGTCGAGACCATCCGGCGCATGGTGGCATACTTCGACCAACATGAGATCGACCTCGATGCGCCCGCGGCGCGTCCTGGCGGTCTCGGCTACCCCTCCGCGGGTCGCATCGCCTGGCTACTGTGGGGCGGCGACTCGGGACGCGCATGGGCAAGGCGCATCCTGCGGGCCTACCAAGCAACCCGCAAGGAGTGACCATGCCCGACGATACCGTGACCCCCGACGATGTCGGCACTTCGCGTGCCGAGGACCGCATCCGTAGCCTGAGCGCAGAACGCAAGATGCTGCGCGAGCAGATGGCAGAGCTTCAGAGCCGCTACGACTCCGCGCAGGAGATGGTCAAGCAGGCCGACACCTACAAGGCGACCGCTGCGGAGTGGGAGCAGAAGTTCAGCACGGCCCGCACGCAGTGGGACATGGAGCGGGAGCTCTTCTCTCGCGGCATCACCGACCAGGAGGGGATGGACTTCGTGCGGATGGCGTACGACCGCCTCCCCGCGGAGGGGCGTCCACCTCTCGGTGAGTGGCTCGCCGGCGATAAGCTCCCGAAGGCCGTGCGCGCGTACATGCCCGAGGGCGGCGCGCCGGCAGCGCCTACGGCTCCCCCGGCACCGCCTCCTCCCGCCGCCAACGCTGGCGCGACGAACGCCCCGAAGGGCGCCCCGTCGCAGTATTCGCCCGAGGCCATCTCTCGGATGAGCCCTGCCGAGTACAAGGCTGCTCGAGCTGCGATCCTCGGGCTGGACCGCTAGCAGCTGGACCCGTGCGCGTAGGCGAGCGATGCGCTAGTCTACGCGTACCCGTCGGGTCGAGCCCCGTATCAGCGAAGCCGGGATGACGATCAACCATCATCATCGAGGTACGCCACAATGGCTCTTACCGAATACTCGACTCTCTCTGGCAACGCCCGCGTTGCCGCAGTCCTCGCTCAGGAGATCGTGCTGAAGCTCGCTGACCGCGCGAGCCTCCACAATCACCCGTCTCTGATCAACTTCGGCAACATGGCCGGGCGCGGCTCTGCGGCCCTTCAGGTGCCCATCGTCGGTCTCGACGGGTCGGACCTTCTCAGCTCTGCCGCCGACGGCGCGGTCGTGGCGAATACCACGCTCACGTCCACGGCGGCCACGCTCACGATCGGGCGCTTCGCGCTCCGCTACGACTTCACGGACCTCGCGGGCTTCACCGACTCAATCGGCCTGAACGCGCAGCGCCTCGCGGAGAGCATGGTCGGCAGCACGGTCATGGCCTTCCAGAACGCGCTCTGCGACGTGACGGACGGCTTCACGACAACTGCCGGCGTCTCGGGCGTCGACATGAGCGTGGACGACTTCTACTCCGCGCAGTTCGCCCTCACGCTCGCCAGCGTGCCGGGTCCCTACATCGCCATCCTTCACCCGCGCCAGCTCGCCGACTTCCAGTCGAGCCTCCGCGCGGAGTACGGCGCGACGCAGTTCGTGATGGCGACGCAGGACATGCTGAACATCAAGGGCCAGGGCTTTGCCGGCATGTTCAATGGCGTGGATATCTTCGTCTCCTCGAAGGTCCCCACCGCGAACGCTGGTGCAGACCGCGCTGGCGCGATGTTCGGTCGCGGCGCCGTCGGCTACGTCGAGGGCTCCCCGTTCCCCATCGTCGGCGCTGGCGGCGTCGTGACCCCGGCGGGCACGCCTGTCGTCGTCGAGTTCGACCGCATCCTCGGCGGTGGTAGCACCTCGATCCTTGCGAGCTACTACCTCGGCATCGGCAAGCTCCAGGACGCGATGGGCGTCTCGATCATCACCGACGCGTGAGCGTCATCATCTAGGAGAGCACGTGGCCGTCACCTTCACCGATTCAACCAACGCCGCCGGACCGACCTTCGCGGGTCGTCCCGCTACGCAGACGGCGGGAGGAGCTCCCAAGCTCAACCTCCCGACGAACGCGCAGTGGTGGTACATCTGGCATCCCGCGCGTTGGCAGTGCATCGACGGAGAGTGGCTGCCCGTGCTCGCCCAGATGCGGGCCACCCCAGGCGTGAACGCCGTCGACAAGGACGGCGACACCTCGGGGGCGGAGACTAAGCTCCGTCGAGAGCACTGGACCGTCATTCCGTGGGACGTCATCGAGGGCGGCTACGTCACCGAGTACGATGGGGTCCGGGGTCCGGTGCGCCTGTCGCGGTGGGAAACCCCGCGCATGGTAGCAGGGCAGGTGGTCATCACGCCCGACGAGACAGGCTACCGGGAGTTCCTCCGGGGGCTTGTCTCGTCGGGTGTGGTCCGCGCCCCCGACCCCTACACAACCGACGCGATCAAGGAGCGTCAACGCTTCCGCGTCGCCGAGAACTCCAAGCGTGCCGCTAACGACCCCGAAGCCGCGCGCCGCCTGGAGGCCGACAAGGCCCTCCTCGCGCAGATGGACTCCGCTAAGGTGCCGACCGCGCAGTCGCGC